TTGCTGCCTTCATAACCTACGTGAAGATCAGTCGTGGTTCCTGAGTAGTTAGAACCAGTGAAACCAGAGTTGGCTTCCAGGTTAACGTAGGGTCCTGCCATTGCAGCACCAGCGAAAAGGGGAGCAGCAGCGAGTGCTGCGAATGCGGATTTAATCATTTTAGATACCTCGTTATTTTCTCGCAGAATAATATACCTGCGGATGGAAAGAGACTCGACAAGTCTCTGTTTGATCTCGGGACTAGGCGAGTAGTTGAGGCTTCGTCACGATATCTTATTTATTAAGTTTTACAACTACGGGAATTCGGTTTCCCGAAGCGGAGTATCGGAATCGAACCGACGACATCTAACTTGGAAGGATAGCGTTCTACCGCTGAACTAACTCCGCATGAGTATTAAGAGATGAAAACTAACAAGAGTTTTGCTATGTGAATACCAACAAATTAAATTATAAGACAATCATTTAAGATTGTCAAGCCTCCGACAAGATTTGAACTTGCGACCTTTGCTTTACAAAAGCACTGCACTACCACTGTGCTACAGAGGCAACTCCCGTTGCTGGGCTCGAACCAGCGACATTCGGATTAACAGTCCAACGCAACTACCAACTGTGCTAAACGGGATTGTTTGCCTTTTCTTCCTTTGAGGTTTTGAAGTAGAGTTTATAATACCTCCGCTTCATCTCATCAATGAACTTCATATCTTCTTCAAATCCCATATATTTAAGGAGTTGATAAGAACCTTCAAGTTCACTGAGTAATCTTAGTATATTGACAGAGTGTCTGTCAAGTCCACCAAAATCGTATTTACCCATGATAAGAAGTAAAAGGACAACGGGTTAGGAGGGATTCGAACCCCCGACCGACTGCTTAGAAGGCAGTTGCTCTATCCTGCTGAGCTACTAACCCTTGAGGACCTTCATATTATAAGGGATCTGAACCAACCTGTCAAGGGTGTTCGTTGTGTTACATCCACTTTTTCTATAAATAATTTCATAGTTCCATTATATAGACAAAATGAAAGCAGGTCTAATTGCTTTAGGAATGTTATTGATGGCGGCACCTGCACATGCCGATCTTACTCATAAAATCTCTTCAAGTGTACAACTGACTGTTGATGCTTCTGCTTCTCAGGCAACTCGTCTAGGTTCTACCTACTCGGTAAGTGGTTCTAATGTATCTGCTACTCTTGGCGGTCTTACTGCTCCTGTTTCGGCAACTACTGCGGCGACAATGAACTCAGGTACTTACACTCAGACAACTGATGGAAGTGCATTTTCGTTTAGCGAGACATTCAACGGCGGAGACGCAATCCCAACAGGAACAACCGTTTCTAGTGGTGTGGTTGGAACCCTACCCGCATTTGGAAGTGTCACAACCACTGCTGGTGGCGTGGCTGGTTCTCTCGCTGGTACTATCAATTCTGCTGGCACGATGTCGTTGACCGCTGGCGGTGCTGGTACTTCGGCAACAGGACAGTTTGTTTCTGAAATCACTATCAGATAAGTTGGATAGATAGTAATGTCTAGATTATCAGAAGCGATTGGTCTTGGATTAATCTTAGGAGCATTACATGGGGCTGCTCAGGCAGTCCCCGTAGTACCAAATTTTACACAGGGCTCGATGACCTCCCATACCGAAACAACAAGTACGGTTACGGAGACTATAAATTCAATAGACTATAACACGGGGTATCAATACTCTGCAACTGGGAGTGGAATCACCGCCAATGGCAATCTCTCGCCAGGGACAGGTGCAACTAATGTAACTATAGATGGAGTGACATCATCATGGACTGGCGTAACCAGCAAACCAACATTCACACAAACAACACCAGGAGCAGCGTTTCAGTTCACAGAAACCTATCAAGGTCCTGGTTTAAGCAATCAAACGATAATTCAAAGAACGACAGAAATAAAAAGCGTGACCGACACTACAAGTATCTTTACGCAGTAATCTTAAGTTTTGCTTCCATCCTACCCACACAAAGAGTTCTTGCTGAGACTGTTGGCGGCGTTAGCGCCACTGCTGCTCCTGTTGCTAATTCCTCTGGTTCAGTCACCAACCAAGCAATCCAAGTCCTCCAAGGTCCGTACATCACCAACACCTATGGTGGTGGAATCCAATGTCAAGGGCCAACTCTGAACATCACTCCATTCGTTACTGGTTCTGGTTCAATGCAGAAACCTTATGAACCTTATTATAATGACCCAGTATATGACATGAGAGACTTGAATGATGATGGGTCTTTAGATAATCCTGGAAATATTTTATATACAGTTCCCACCAGAACAGGGCAGAAGGACAATTATAATCTTTCATTAGGTGTCAGTGCTACTTGGTCTATCCCACAAGATAAGAAACTCCAAGACCAGTGTAAGGAAGCAGCAGCGGCAAATATTGATTTGATGAAGCAACAGGCGGCAAATAAAAGATTAGACTTTGAGATTGCCCGTCTCAAGAATTGTGGCGAGTTGAAGAAACAGGGCATCTATTTCCACCCCAAGTCTCCATATTATAAAGTGTGTGCGGATGTGATTGTTACTAACCCTGGCGGTGTCATTCCCCCACATAGACATTCTATCCCTTCGGTTTCAAGACCTTCTTCAGTGCCCGTATCGCCTCCGTCCTCTCGCGCTGAAGATCTCGGCGCTCCGTTACAGACAAGATCTCCTCTTGTTTCCCCCTGATCTTAGCAATCTTTTTCATAACTTTTTTAACCGTTGGTTTGATAACCTTGAGTAGGATATCTGCCAGCGGTTTTGCCATAAGTGCTGATGCTGTGGCAACAACTGCAATACCACCAGTAGTCATGACAGATCCAGCACTAGGAAGACCAGCAATAATCTGTTGAGGTAAAGGCACAGGTTCTGTAATCTGAATACATTGATTACCAATCAGTTGGTAATCAGTAACTTTCTTTCTGAACCCTTCAAGATATGTTCCTACAGGTTCTTTTGCTGCCTGTGCTGCTGTAGGACAGTCCACCTTAGCAGTAGCAGGGGGAGTTTTGGGTATTGGTAGATCAGGTGTTTCTGGAGTCTTGGGTTGCTTTGTATCTACCTTTGGTTTTTGTGTCGGTAGAGTTTGATTGGGTTCAAAGTTAATAGGATTGAATGATGGTATATTTCCATCACAAAATGTTAATGTCCCATTAGGATCATCACTTTGAAGCGTTTTTGATCCATTATTCGCTTCATGTGCTTCTACACAACCAGGCATATCAACTATCGGTATTCCAATGTTTTGTGTTACTGGAACAACTGGTGGTATTGACTGTGGATAATTCATCAACCAATCGGGAACTGGAGGTATATCCAGATTCCTGATTTGGATTTGTTTTATCTTAGGCATCAATCATCATCTCTGAACATACCCAAAAATCCACTCCAAAGATGAAAGAAGAACACATAAAGAAAGAATTTTCCCTCAGCATCTTTGGATTTTCTTCTTCTTGTTGTAGTCATAGTATAATATCAGTTACTAATATTATGTATAGTATTAAAAACCCGGAATTGCTGGACCCGTCAAAGAAGGAACATTAATTTTAGATTCCGGAATAATATTTCCAGTGGCAGAAGGCATCTTAGGCATAGCACCACCAATCATACCAGGAAGTGCTTCTGTAACAGATGCTGTAACTTGTTTGATTGCTTCTTCTTTTGCACTTTCGATTAGTGCATCCTTATTAAGATACACATAAGCACCTGCACCGACGACGGCAGCAGATACTCCGAATGAAGCAAGGGCAAGTAAATTAATTAGTTTTTGCATTGGATTACTCCACCAGGGTTCCGTGTGCTCTACGAATTTCTCTGAGTTCCTCAAAGTCTTTTTGCTTAGTGCCGCCGTCATATGCCCAGGCATATCCTTCAGCGATCATTTGTTCGTTAAGGGACAACTCGGCGTCTCCGATGTAGAGCCAGCCAAGAAGACGCCCATATTTTCCAACACCACCAACAAGCTCAGTACGGATAACGAGATCGTCATCCCCTTCAATAGCGCCTTTAAGTCGCTCTTCAAGCCAGTGAGTAGCATCGTAACCCAGTGCTTTTTCTTCATCATCTTTAGTCCTCTTCTCTGGAGTATCTACCCCAGCAACTCTAACACGTTCTTTTTTATAAAGATCAAATCCAAGATCAATGGTGACATCAATCGTGTCCCCGTCCAGGACTCTGTTGATCTCTACTACTCTAAAATTATAACAGGACTTCCTGCTTGGTGGTGTCATTGCTCCCATACCTTACTCCTTAATACAAATAATCTGTGATGGATTGTAGGTATTTAGAGCACAAGTAAAAACTTCGTGTGGGTACACAAAAATTTTATACAAAGTAAGAGTAGAAATTACAAGATTCATACCAATAATCCAAGGTTGTGCCTTATGAATCTTGTTGATATTTTCTTCACTCCAATACTCTTTCCACCACTTCATTACTTTCTCCCCTATGAAATCCTTCTGGTTCTGTCTTATGTATCCAATCTTTTAGTCTTGAAGCATATATCCTTAACAAATCTGCCTGGTTCAGATGAAAAGTATCTTTACTTTCAAGATACAACTTATTATGGAGATCGACCCCATCTAAGCACTTCTTTATTATAGGGTTCCAGGGTTCCCTAAAAGAAGTATTCCATTCTCTTGGCATATATTTACTTTTTCTTACCTCCGTTCTTAGCCTTCTTGGCCGTCGCATTGCCCTGGTTCTGCTTCTTGTTGTTCGCAGTCCCCTTCTTGCCCTTGTTCGCGGACTTGGACATCTTCTTCTAGTTCCCTGTATGATAGGCGTAGAATATATATGACACAATATAGCGTAAAAATAAGTCCGCAACCAAGAAGGATGATTACGGACCAAACAGGATCGTTTAAATTTTCATGGGGTTTCAGAATCAATTCCATTTAAGTACTCCTTTTCCATTTGATAAGGAACAACTTTTCCAGTCTTAAGTTCCCATGCACTAATTAATTCTGGTATCAACCACTCATCTATACGAGAGCAATACTCCCAGTTAGCAGGAACAGTAGTACAAGGAATAACTACCGTAGACCAAAAAGAAACCACATAATTTAGAATTGTAAACATCAATATTCATCTCCACTTTTTATGATTTATAGAAGTATCATTCCAATCATTACCATCTGCCCATGGAGAAATGATACGAATATCATCAAGACCTTCTATATCAGACTTTTTGATTTCTGTTACTGGTTCCTGTTTCTCTTCTTCATCCCAAGTTTTTATAATCTCATTCACTTGTCTATCCACATCAGTCATTTCCATATCGACTTTACCTTGAACCCACATAGTCCATAACCACTCTATGAAACCTAGAGCAAGATGATTGATGGGAAACTTTTGTTCGTTTGCCCATCTCTTACTCTTTGTATACCAATTTTCTTCTCCACCCCAATAATACTTAAATTTATGTTCCATTAGCAGTCATTAAATACTTTGCCAACTTGTGACCCTGCTTCCGAACCCATTTTCTGTCCAAGCAATAGTGCCCAACCAGATGCCAACCATCCAATATAAGGTATATTCATCATAGCAGGAACAGCAACGCCAGCAGCAATCGCACTACCTGCCATTGCACCTTGACTCCGTGCTCCAGCGTCCGCCACGATGCACTCTATGTCTCTTGCAGACTTTCCCTCGCCGTCAACGGCACCTCCTATGTTCCTCGTGCCGTCCATAGTGTATTCGTCAATGCGATACTCCCTACGCTTCTCAGTGGTAGGTCCAAACCATCCACGCTTATCCTTATCTAATTGAAGTGATTTTTCCGACTGTAAAACTCTAGGATCATTTGCTCTATATTCAATTCTATATCCATCCCTAGTTGCTTCAACTTTATAAGATGAATAATCTCCCTGTGGAAAATTAATTACAGGTATTTTTGTTGCATTAAGAACGTGTCCCAACACACCAATATGGGCAACACCAACTAAAGTCCCCACAGTGAGAACTACCCACTTGAATGGAGATTTTGGTGGAGTGTTGTTAGTTGCCATTTTACTGACCTTGTAATTTAATATCCAAATCTTTCAATTCAGAATAGTATTCGCAAGGATACTCCATAGCAACTGGTTCATCATAAATCATCATCTCTGTACGGCACAGTCCATTGCCGATTTCCATATGACCAACAATAAACAAAGTAAGTAGCATCATTGTTTTATACCGTAGGCATTACAGGTGGTTCGCCGTCCTTCTTAGGAGCAGTTGCAATCTGAATAGGTGCTTGCTCGATACGAATGGTTTGAGCAGGTGCTGTTTGTGCTGCAGCGGCAATCAGTTTCTCTAAGTCCGCCTTAGATACACCACCAGAATTACCCATCTTCATTGTTCCGTCGCCAGACTTCTTCGCAGTCTGAACACCAAATGTTGCTAGAACACCAGTAAACACCGATGCGATGAAAGTAGGATCAAGTTTCTGTTCGGGAATACCCAATGCAGCAGGAAGTTTAATATAAGCAAGAGTCAAAATACCACCAGACCAGATGAGGATACCAAGTCTGACCATAGTGCTGATTGCTTCCAACTGACCTTCGTGGTCATCGGCAGCTGCTTTTATTTTACCAAATAAACCTTTCTTTTTTTCTTCCTCTTTTAGAGGTTCCTTTACTTCTTCTGGCATTATGTGTGAAATAAGGCACTGCTATTTATGGTGCTAAGATTTCAACAGTGATATTTGCTTTTTGTATTTGATTATATTTTTTACAAAGTTCCTCGCTTGAGGCGTGTTCCCACTTGTGTTTGGTTTCTTTTAACTGCTTTGTGTAATCTTCACCATCGTTGTTTTGCATCTCAGTGGCAATGATGGTTTTGATTAACACATCTCTCGTTAAATGTGTCATACCTTTTAAATGCTTTCCAACAAAAAATTCAACATAATAAGTCAAGAAGTTTTCACAGAATCTCTCTTGGCTGGTTACCTGAAAATTTCAGGTGATATTATTTATTCAAAGATTGCTTTAACAGGTGGTTCCCATTCTTCTCTAACTGCTTTCATAACGTGCTTAGGGACACCATAATATCCCATATGCATCCAAACACAATCAATATATCGAAGATCCTCACGATCTGCATCTAATGTAAAAGAATCGCAGTATCTAATAATATCAGGTGGAACCTCAATCTTTTTCCAAGTGATAGGTTCTTCAATAAAGAATGGTACAGTCATTAATTAATAAATCCTTCTTCACGCAGCCATTTTTCAGTCAAAGGAGTGGGTTCATAAATCTCCCACATCTTACCAGTGGTACAAGCATCAAGTGCTTTAGCAGTCATACCTTGAGTCATACCTGCCCATTTTGCTTCTGCCTCAAAGGGAACAGCAGACTTAGGATAACTCTTCTTTACAATATCACGCCAGACTTGAGGAACCTTTTCCTCTGGGTAGATGAGAGCAATCAAACTATTCTTGATAGTTCCTGCCATACAATCCTGTGCAGAATGCCATCCTTCATGACGCATCACAGTCATAAGGACATGCGGACGATGCACAAAGGCATCATTCAAGTAGAAATTATTACTAACGGTATGATAGACACCACGGTGACCAGGGGGAAAATACTTTTCATGCCCTAGAAAAACCATAACTCCGATCTTATCAAGGGATACCAACATCGAGTCAAACTCGTCAGCAACAAGATCAAAATTAGAATTAGGAAACTCTTTACGAATATCGTCGATACTCTTGATTCGTCGAACATCTTTGGTGCATTCTCGTGTAATCATGCAACCCATAGAGTCCATAGTATAGAATCCTTTTTTGATCTTTGATTCATTTGCTAGTGCTGGAATAGCAAACAAAGAAGAACCAATCAAACCAAGTAGTAATCTTTTCATGTTGTATAATATGCTTGATAGTATTTAACCAATCCAGAAGTGTTTACATTTCCTTGTGATACCCAGTCATGAGAGCATTCAGAAATACTTTGCATACTATAAATTGGTTCTCCATTTTCATCAGATTGAGAACCAAATCTACCAAGAAGGAGTGTATA